GTCTCCGATACCAATGAAAGTCCAGTTGAAATTGAACTTTCTAAACTTAATGCGAGTGAAGGTATCAAAAACAAGATCAGAAAAGAGTTTAAACATATCAAAGATCTCTTAGACTTTGATAAAAAAGCACACGAGATATATCGTAATTGGTATATCGATGGACGTTTGTATTACCACAAGGTAATTGATTTGAAGCGTCCTGAGGATGGAATCCAAGAATTGCGTTATATTGACGCAATGAAAATGAGATATGTTCGTCATGCTGTAAAGGATGACAAAGATAAGGCAGCACAAATTGCAGCTCTCAATGGTAATAAGTCCCTCAGCAGTGTTAATAGTGCGTTCCCGAAGATTGAAGAATACTTCATCTATACCACTAAAAACACTACGGGTGGTGCTTTAAATCCGTCTGCAAATATGACTGACACCAAGGGTGTTAAGTTTTCAAAGGACTCTATTGCATATTGCACCTCTGGTTTAGTAGACAGAAACAAGGGAAATACACTCTCATATCTGCATAAAGCAATCAAATCACTCAATCAGCTGCGTATGATTGAGGATTCTTTGGTCATTTATCGCCTCTCACGTGCTCCTGAACGCAGAATTTTCTACATTGATGTGGGTAATCTGCCTAAAGTTAAGGCAGAACAATACCTCCGTGACGTTATGATGAGGTATCGTAACAAGCTTGTTTACGATGCCAGCACGGGTGAGATTAGAGATGACAAGAAGTTCATGTCCATGATGGAGGACTTCTGGTTACCTCGCCGCGAGGGAGGGCGCGGTACAGAAATTTCTACCCTTCCTGGCGGGCAAAACCTTGGTGAAATTACAGATATTGAATACTTCAAGAAGAAACTGTTCAAATCTCTGAATGTTCCTATCTCTAGAATTGAAGGCGATGGTGGTTTCAATCTCGGTCGTTCCTCAGAAATTCTTAGAGATGAACTGAAGTTCAGTAAGTTTGTCGGCAGACTTCGTAAAAGATTCAGCAATCTGTTCTTGGATATGCTGAGAACTCAGTGTCTTCTGAAAAACATCTGCACCCCAGAAGACTGGGAAGTCATGTCTGAAAATATTCAGTTTGATTTCTTGTATGATAATCACTTTGCAGAACTCAAAGATGCAGAACTGATGAGAGAAAGATTCTCTCTGGCTGCTGAGGTAGAACCTTACATTGGTAAGTACTATTCTCAAGATTGGGTTCGTCGTAAGGTTCTCCGTCAGACTGATCTTGACATTCTTGAGCAAGACAAGTTGATTGAAAAGGAGATTAATGATGGCACAATTCAAGATCCAAAGGAACTTGAGATGGCTGTTGATGGTGTAGGAGTTCCCCCCAATGGTGGCGGAGATCTCGGTGCTGTTCCCAAAGAACCCGATCTGGAATCTCAGGGAAGTGCAACCGAAGCTCCGGAGGGTGGAGAAATATAAATAATACTTAGATTCAGTTTATGCCTGATAACATGGATGATTTAATGGATGCTTTGGTGAGCAATGAATCGCCGTCACAAATTAGTGACGCGATTAAGGATATGCTTTATGCCAAAACGGCAGAAAAAGTAGATTCTTTGAGACCTACCGTCGCCTCATCTTTATTTGGTGAAGATGACCTTGAAACAAATGATGAAATTGAAGCAACCCCCGAAGTCGAGGATGAGGAGTAATGTCAGTCCATCAACCTGTAGGTATTAGTACATCGTTTGCAACTAGCACCACTAGTGCTCAGTCTACTGCGATTGCTAAAAAGAGTAATGCTCTAAGAATTGTATCAGTTGGTGCTGATGCTCACGTTGCCATCGGAACTTTTCCTGTTGGAACAACGACAAGTTACTACGTTCCCTCTGGTGGAACTGCTTTTCTGAGTCTGGGTCAAGTTAGTGCGAACAGAGTTACCGGTATTACTACCGGCTCTACTACCACTATCGATTTTCCCGAAGGAACTGGTAGCCCTTTCAAGGCAGGGGATGCCGTTACATTGACAGTCACTAATCAAGATTATTTTGATTTTGAACACAAGATTGTCACGAGTGTCAACAGCACATCTGGACGTGATGGTTATCACAGTGAAAGAATCGTGGTCGCTCATGACTCAAGCGGTATTGCTACTGCTTTTGTTTCAGATAATAATGAGGCACATTTAAGAGAGTCATTCAAAGTTGCCGCCAGAACTGCATCTGGAACAGGGACTCTGCACGTACAACAGATTCAAACCACCGGACAATCCTGATGAAACTAATTAGAGAAGAAATTGAAAGCGTAGATTTCATTGTCGAAGAGCGCAACGGCAAAAAATCTCTCTTCATCGAAGGTATTTTCCTTCAGGGTGACATCAAGAACCGCAATGGTCGGATGTATCCCATGGAGACTCTCCGTCGCGAAGTTGCTCGATACAATGAAAATCACGTTGTAGCTGGCAGAGCACTTGGTGAACTCGGCCACCCCGATGGTCCTACCGTCAACCTTGATCGTGTTTCACACAAGATCGTTTCTCTGAGAGAGTCTGGTTCTAACTTTATCGGTAAAGCAAAACTGCTTGAAACACCGATGGGTAAGATTGCCAAGTCTCTTATTTCAGAGGGCGTAAAACTCGGCGTTTCCTCTCGTGGTATTGGATCCCTCAAGATGACTCGTGAGGGAACCAACATTGTCGGTGACGACTTTATGTTAGCAACTGCTGCTGATATCGTTGCTGATCCTTCTGCTCCTGATGCTTTCGTTGAAGGAATTATGGAAGGAAAAGATTGGGTATGGGACGGTGGAATCCTTAGAGAAGCCGCTGCTCGTAAAACATATCAAACGATCAACACTTTAGTTGATCAAAAACAGTTAGATGAGAAGAAGTTAGACCTTTTTAATAACTTCTTACAAAATCTCTAATAACTAAATAAATATAGATTAATACAAAGGGTATTTCGGAGAACTTCAAATGTCGCGTGGAGACTTACAAGAAATGGAAGCGAGCACAAAGCAATCCAAAACCGCTGTAAACGCTGGTGCTAAACCGGCTGAGCCTATGGATACTTCGCTTGCTGGCACTGTTGAAGACCTCGGTGGGCCGACCCCCGAGAACTACAAACCGGACGATGATTCAGCAAAGCTGAAGACCGGTGAAGGACTTAAGCATGTCAGAGACGTTGTAAACAAAGGTGCAAAAGCAGCAGATCCCATGAAAGGCATGAAGGAAGAAGAAGAACTCGAAACCGAAGAGACCATCGAAGAAGAAATCGTCGATGAGGTCGTCGAAGAGGAAACCCAAGAGGAAGAGTACAGCATCGAAGATGATGTAAATGCTCTGCTCGGCGGTGAAGAACTCTCCGAAGAATTCAGAGAAAAGGCAAAGACCATCTTTGAAGCCGCCCTTAAATCTAAAGTTTCCGAAATCAAGGAAACCCTGGAAGAGCAGTATGCTGCTGCTCTGCAGGAAGAGGTCGAAGAAATGAAGACCGAACTGCAGGAAAGAGTCGATTCTTACCTGGAGTACGTTTCCGACGAGTGGGTTAAGGAAAACGAACTCGCCGTCGAGAACGGACTTAAGACTGAAATGACCGAATCATTCCTTTCCGGAATGAGAAGTCTTTTTGAAGATCATTATGTTAACATCCCTGAAGAAAAATATGATGTTGTCTCTACCATGGTAGAGAAGTTAGATGACATGGAGACAAAACTCAACGAGCAAATCGAGAAAAATATCAATCTGAACAAGCGCCTCTCCGAGTCGGTTGCAGATGTTATTCTTGCCGATGTTTCTGAAGGTCTCGCTGCCACTCAGAAAGAGAAGCTCGCTTCACTTGCCGAAGGTGTTGAGTTTGAAAGTGAAGAATCGTTTAAAGAGAAACTGACAACCCTGAGAGAATCATACTTCTCTGAAAACAAGTCAGTACCTCAATCATCTGCCGACACGCTCACCGAAGGTGAGGAATCACCTGAGGTTGTTGGTGGACTTATGGAGTCCTACCTGGGCGTTCTGGGCAGAATGAAGTCCTGAATTTAAGATTATCAAACACAACTATTAATTAGGTAAAAAACCAATGTTCCAATCTGAGCATCTGGTAGAAAAGTGGGCACCCCTTCTCGATCATGACGGTGGCATCACCGACAATCATCGTAAAGCTGTAACCGCTGTTCTGCTTGAAAACCAAGAAAAGTTCCTCCGCGAGGAGCAAGCATTTAACTCAGGTCACAACCTGATGGAAACCCCGACCAACTCTGCTGGCACCGCTGGTTTCAGCGGCAGCAGCACTGCTACGGGTCCTGTCGCCGGTTTCGACCCCGTTCTGATCTCACTGATCAGACGCTCTATGCCTAACCTGGTCGCTTATGACCTGGCTGGCGTTCAACCGATGAACGGTCCTACCGGACTGATCTTCGCAATGCGTTCACGCTATGGTACTAACCGTACCACCGGCACCGAAGCATTCTTCAACGAAGCAGATACCGCATTCTCCGGTCAGAATGAAGGTTTCGACTTCGACGGAACCGATAATGCTGCTGGTTTGGGTACTACCGTCCAGGCAGGCACCAACCCCGCTGCTCTGAACCCCGTTTCTTCCGCGTCTTCCACCGGATACAACGTTGGTCAGGGTATGAACACCGCTGATGCTGAAGATCTCGGCACCACTGGTGACAACTTCAACGAAATGAACTTCTCGATCGAGAAGGTCACCGTTACCGCTAAGTCCAGAGCTCTGAAGGCAGAGTACTCCTTGGAACTGGCACAAGACCTCAAGGCGATTCACGGTCTGAACGCTGAGGCTGAGTTGGCAAACATCCTGTC